ATGCAGAGACGACGCGGGCCGGCTCCAGCGTCCATTCCCGGCCGTCGCGCGCCTTCAGGTGCGGACCTTTCGGGAAGAGCTGGACCCATTCCGGCGGGGTGTTGCCCTCACTGGCCAGATCGGTGAAAAATGATGTTGCGCTCGCCGTGCTCATGGGCGAACAATGGCAAGCGCCGTTCTGCGACAAACCCCTGACACTGTCAGGGACAACAATTCTCCGGGTCAATCCCGACACGCGGCCGACCACTCTCCGAAACCGTCGATTTTAAAGATGAATTAAAGGCCGTGGAGCGCGTTCCCGCCCGCGCGGGCATTCCGGCTGCACCCAAACAGTCCCGCGCGCCTGTGGCCGTTCCCTGTGGATACCATCTCGGCTATTGCGTCCGGAACAGGAATGGCCCATCTTAGTAACAGGCGCGAGCAAGGTTCACCGGAACGGCGAACAGTCGGATCCGTGAGGGAGTGCCGCCCCTCCGCGCCCTCACTCCACCAGCTTGTCGGATCGTTTCGCCCACTCGATGACCTTGAGCGCCTCGCGCTCGCTCTTGCGGTGGAAGCTTTGCAACCACCATTCCTTGCCTTCGTTGGCGCTCTTGACCACCGCGCGCCACCACTGGCCGGCGACGGCGCCATAGAATGCGGCCGCGCTGCCCGACGAGCTGCGCACGATCGCGGTGGGCGCCGTCAGGATGCCGATCGCGGCGCGGAAGTCGTCCAGGCTCAATGCGCGTGCCGCGTGCTCGTGAAGAATGTGATCAAGGCTGTCAGAGGAAAGCCGAACGACGGCAGTTGTCGCGCCCATGTTCTCGACCAGGTGCGCCGGCAGCTGCGCGATCGGCAGGAAGGCATTCGGCATATGCTTATCGGCCATCGCCTTCAGCACCGGCGACTGGACGATATCCTCGACCGCGACGCGTTGGCGGGCCGGCGGCATGCGGTCGATCTTGCCCTGCAGGAAGTTCGCGACGTTCTGGCTGCGTAGCCGGCCGGGATTGGTGTCCCAGCCAGGATCGACGCCCTCGGGCACCATGACGGTCTCGCCGGTGCGCTTGTTCCGCCAGGGCCGCTCGACGATGACGAAGGCTGGCCCGTCATTGTCCTTCCAGCCGAGGCGGATGGCCTCGCGCCGCGTGATCTGCCGGATGCCGCACTGGCAACCCCATCCGTTCGGCGGATAGAGCCGGTCCCAGATCGGATCGTCGACGTGGGCAACGATACCCACCCAGCCCTCATGCTCTTCCCGCCGACGCTCGGCAGTGGACAGTGTGTAGACCAGGAACGGCAGGAATGCCTTGTTGCGCTCGGTCCGCTCCCATTCGCCGGCAGCATGCGCCGTCCTGGTATTGGCCCAATAGATCGTCCGCAGCCGGCGTGTGGAACCGAGCTGCACAAGCTTTTCCTCGCCGGTCAGCGGGTCGATCTCCAGTGATTTACCCCACCAGCCTTTCTGGTGAAGCGTCCAGATGATGTTGCGCTGAAACTCTTCGAACGGCTGCCGGCGCTCGATCGCGGCGCCCATCGCCGCCTCCATGTCATCGAGGATGTCATAGCCGGTCGACTTGGCCACCGTGAGCGCGAAGGCATGTTCCTGCGGGGCGATGTCGCGCCAGTCGAACGACGGGCGGTTCTCCTTCGCCTCGAAATACCTGACAACCTCGCGCGGCGCGGTCTTGAAAAGGTCAAGCGCGTCCATCGCCGATGTCCCCCAGCCCGCGTGCCTTCATCATCAGCTTGGCAAGCCGATCGGCGAGCGGGCCGGCGTCCATCTTGGCGATCAGATCGTCAAGCCCGGCTTCAAGCTGCGCATAGCTGGTGGCGTTTTCGATGAGCGTTCGAAGAGGCCTCATAAGCGGTTCAAGCCCACCTTCCCAATCGCCCAGGGCGTCTTCGACAAGCGCGTCCAGCTCGGGGCGCTCGTCGGCCGCCGTCGCATGGAACCTGCCGCAATGGGCGCACGGCGTGCGTAGTCTTGCCGCGGCTCTTTTTGCCGGATCGGGTTCGGCAAGATCGTCAGCCTTTTCCTTGGTCCCGGCCGGCGCCGGCGTTTTGTCCGTCTCGATGACGGGTGGCCTGGGCGCGCGCGCGAAGAGCAACTCGGCATCTTCATCGGGCTCTTCAAAGCCGATACGCTCGCGCACCTCTGCCATGCCGACCTTAAGGCCAAGCGGGACAAGACGTTGGATGGCATCGACGAGGGCCTTGATATCCTCGTTTTCCGTAATCGGAATGACGAGCGTCGGATACTTCTCAGGGCGGCCGAAGTTCAGATCGACGAACGGACGGATCAGATCTCGGTTCGCGGCAATAGCCGTCTGCCGGGCATCGGCGCGGGCGATGTCGTGGCGAACGTTTTCATGGATCGCTGCCTGGGAAAGCGACGAGCCGTCGTCGGTGGTCATGGTCTGGCCGAGGACGCCCTTCGAAATCTGGCGATCGAGATATTCGGCCTTCGCCGAAAACACGGCGTTGCCGCTGGCGCCGGTGACCTCGATAAACTCGATCTCCATTTCCTTCGGAATGATGGCAGCGGCGTCAGACGAGATATCGCGCACCGCCTGCAGGAGGACGCGCCGATCGTCGAGGCTGGCGCCACGGCCGAACTTCCCGACCCGCAACGGCATGCCGTAGACCTCGATAAAGGCCATCCAGTCCTTCAGCGTGTAGGACTTGAACAGAAATGCCCAGGCGGCCAGACGCGCCAGGCCGGCACGGATCGGCAGGCCCGACATGAGCTTCGGCCGGTGGACGGTGAACTGGTACGGCGGCAGATCGATGCCGTTGAGGTCGCCCATCGACTTGAGGCGCAGCGTGCGCCCGTCGCGCTGGTCGATCTGGAAATGCCGCTGGTCGCGCCACTCGTAGCGCGCCGGCATCCATTGCGTGCCGGAGCGGTCCCAGATGGTTTCGACGACAGAGTAGCCCTTGCCCAATGCGTCCAGGAGGTCGGCGAGATAGTCGTCGGCAAACTCCGGTTGCTCGACCAGCTCGCGCACGGCGTCCGCGATCTTCTCGTCTTCGGGCGCGTCGGAAGCCGAAACCACAATAGGCTTGATGCCAGTGATCGCTCGCTTGCGCGTGCCAAGCACTGCCGCATAGTGCAGGTCGCGTTCCTCCATCTCCGTTGCCAGGGCGAAGAACTGGTCGGGATAGCCACGCGCGGCGGCGCGCAGGATCTCGGCAAGTCCGATCGGTGTCAGACCGGAAATGACGGTCGGCGACCAGACGGAATGCACGCCTCCGAGCGTCGGCGCCGCGACCTCCTGCTGGAGCTGCTTGGTGGAAACGGGGTTGCCCCACTGGTCGATGATCTGCGGCGTGCTCGCCATCAGTAGAGACCTCCGGAAATCCTGGGTATCAGGCCGCCCATCGAGGGCGGTTCGAACATCGGCACATCGTCGTTGTACTCGTCGGCCTGGCTGACCGGCGTGTAGCCGAACGCTTCGAGATCGGCGCGGCTGGCGAAGTAGGCGAGCGCGCCGGCGATAGCCGTATCGCCGTGCCGGTCGAAACCGTCAGCGCCCTTGGTGCGATGATCGTCAGGGACTTTAATATAGCCGTTGACGTAGGCGAGCGCCTGGTGGTCGGCAAGAATGTCGGCATCCTTCGGCAGGATGACCGTCTGGTCGGAGAACGCCATCACGTAGGCGGTCATTTCCAGCTTGTACCATTTTTCGGAAAGCTGCACTTCGACGACGGTCGAGCCGTAGCGCTGTGCCGCCTTCTCGGCCAGATAGGCACCGTTGCCGCGCGCATCGAGGGCGCCGCCTGACAGACGCGGCAACCGGTCAACGATGTAGAAAAGGATCTCGCGCTGCTGGTCGAAGGGCACATTATGCAGCTCGACAACAAAGCAGGCGCGACGGACGAGATCCTGGCCGATCTCCATGGGGATGATGGCGGTGGCGTCGCCCTTGCGGCCGAAGTCCTCGCCGAACACGTGCTGGCGTCGGTGGTCGAGCTCCACGAGAAGCGGCCGCAGGTTCTCCTCGCACCACTTTTTCGTTTCCGCGGTGCGGCTTTCCTCCGGCCAGTTCTTGAACTCGTCGGTGCACGCCCAGCGGACGATCGGGATGCCGTCCTGCATCTGCCGTTCGATCAGAACGCGGGTGAGCGCTGCGCCATCCTGCTCGGCCGGGATGGCGTCCAGCTCCTGGCGCATCGCGGAGACACGGACGCCATAGGCGCCGCGGATCTTCGCTTCCCATTTCTTCTCGGCTTCAGGCGACCAGATCCTGCCGCGCATCGCGCAGACGCGCTTATAAAGACCGTTGCGGATCGCGTCGGCGAAAGTGACTTCGTGAATCGAGAACGGGATCTTGCCGGCGCGGGCTTCCTTGATCAACTCATTGAACGGGTTCAGCACGCCGTTATGGGAGGAGATGACGCGGATCTTGCCGCCCCAGATCAGGAGAGCGTTGACGGCATCGAGGACGCCTCGAACGTTACGATGGAACGCTGCTTCGTCGATAACGACGATGCCCTGAAGACCACGGATGTTTTCCGGCCGGGACGACAATGCCTCGACGCGGAAACCCGAGGCAAACACGCATCGAAAGGCGGGGATATCGCGGATCGTGCCATCCTTGAGCTGGTCCTTGAACATGAATTCGCCGATCTCGACGAGTTCCTTCGCAACCACCTTGGCGAATTTGGCGACGTAGCCGATAAACTCGCGCCCCTTGTCCTTGGTGTCGCCGATATAGAAGACGTTGTCCCCGCCGGCCGAGGGGCTGGAGGCGGCAATCAAGGTGTCATCGAGCGCCTCGGCGAAAGTGATACCGGTGCGTCGGCCCTTGGGGCATATTTTGAGGTCGCTCTTGTCGGCCACCCAGTCGGCCTGATGCTTCATCAGCACGCCATCGGCGAACGGGTCGAGATCGTCGGGGATATCCCCGCCGCGCAGGAAGTCGTCGGACAGGTCTTTCGTGGCGCGGGGTATGACCGGCTTGCTGGCGAGGGCCTTCTTCAATCGTCCTCTCCATCCGCCTCTTCAGCCGGCTTGTCATCGCGCGGGCGAATACCGAGGAATTCGGTCCGGAGCTGCGCGACGCGCTCGGCGGACAGGCCAAGTTCCTTGGAAACCGATTCGATGGCGCTTTCCGCCTTCTGGGTGAACTCGGCCTGCAGCTTCTGGCGCCGGGCGGTGGAGACGTTTTCGGCGGCGGCAAGGTGGCGCAGCGCCTGCGCAGCGCTGGCGGCTTCCTTCGGCTTGAAGCCACCGTCGCTTGCCCCCTCCATCATCTCGACGATCAGGGTGCGCAGCATTCGGACGGCGGCACGCGTCTGGCGGTCCTCGTCCTGGCCGTCGCTACGCGTCACCACGGCATCGGCGATCATCTGCGCCCGGCGCTGACGGTCCATCAACGCCTTGAGGCGCATGTTGTGGCGTGTGAACGACGAGTAGTGCGGGATATCGAAGCCAAGACCAAGTTCACCCTGAAGCGCGATGAGCTTGTGGCGGAACTCCGCATAGATCGCCGTTTGTGGCCGGCTGGTGTTAGCAAGCTCCTGCGCCGCCCAGGCCACGATGGCCTCGCATTCATCTGGCAGGAGATCGACGGCGGTAGGACGTGGCCTGGTGTGCGACGCCATGGCGGATCAATCCGGGTCGCCGGGAAGCTGGATGCCTGCGATGACCGAGCGGCGCTCGACATGGTCGCGGCCACGCCGGGTGATTTCCGCCGAGGTCTCGGTGCCTTCGGTACGGGTGCGCACGGCGCCGGCCTCGCTCTCCAGCCAGAGGAGCTGGTTGCGGATATAGTCGCGGGACTTCCTGTAGGAGAAGCGCTCGAGGCTCTTCTGGATGAGGAACGTGTTAGTGGACCCGCCCAACTTCGGGTCGGCGAGATCCTTCAGGATGATCAGGCGGATGTTTTCTTCCACCCAGATTGCGTATTCGTCTGCGAGCATTTCCGTTTCCTCATCAGGTCTTTTTCAACAGGAAGTCTTCGACGCGGCGCGTGGCGCGCTCGGTCGCTTCCGAGGATTTCACCATGGACACCATCTGTCCCTTCATCTCGGTGAGATCGATCTGGAGCCTATGGACGGTCTCCTTGTCGGGCATGTGCCGCATCTCATCTTCGAGTTTCTGGATTCGGCTTCCGTGCAAGACCAGCGTCTCGGCCGCCTTCTTCGCGTCGGATTTGAGGAAGAGCACGACCGACGAGCCGACCGAAATCAGCAATGCGATCAGGCCGAGCCAGTCCTTCAGCGGGGAGACGTCCATCAGGGTTTTCCTTCATGTGCATCGACGGCCGCGACCGCAGCCGCCCGTCTCGTTTCGCAGGTCAGGAGCGCCGCTCGATCGGCGCCCCAGTTGGTCGCAACCTCCCGAGAGGAAAGGTCACGGTCGGGAAGCTGGCGCGGTCCCGCGCATTTCTGGCGGGCCGCTTCCGGCAAGACGACGTGCTGCACCTGAAGGCGCACGATCGGCTCCGGGTCAGTTCGGGAGCACGCGGACACGATCACGGCCAAGGCTGCAATCATCGCCGCCGGGCAGTGCCGCATTCTCGGCCTCCAGATTGGCAAGTTGGACTTCGACCGCGCGTACGCGGGCGTTCGCGTCGGTCTCGATGGCGAGCGCCGCCTTGGCCTGGTCGGCAAGACGGCGATTGGCCTCGGCATTGCTGCGCTCGATCTCGCCCGTCCAGTAGGCGTCCCGTGCTTCGGCCGCGGTGCGCGCTGCGCGCTCCAGCATGTTGTCGAACTTCACGAGAATGGCCCACAACAGGACGAGCATGAAAACGAGCAGCGCCCCGCCGACGAGGACGGGGAACACTGCTTTCCGGAGCATCGACGCCACGGCGCTCACGGCACGGTCTCCGGCTGGGCCCGGGCGTCGTAGGGCGATGTTTCGGACGGGCTCTCGGCGTTCTCCTGTGCTGCGCGATAGTCCATGGAACCGGTCACCCGGTGGATGCCGACCAGGCCGGAAATCAGCAGCACCATGGACGGCACGACGATCGAGGCTAGATCGATCGCTTCACGGATGCCTAGCAGGGCGCCGGCCGTGATCATGAAGACGATCACCCAGGCGCAGGCGGTGGAATACGCGATCTGCCTTTTCGTGGTGCGGTAACTCGGGCGCACGCTCATGCTTCGTTCCTCGTTACGGGCACGCCGGCGGCGGTGAGGTTGATACGGCCGAGGCGCTCGGCCTCTCCGGTCTTCGGCCAGCGGATATCCGAAAGCCGCTTCTTCTCGATGCGCGTGATGGACACGCTGTTGTTCTGGTTGCCGCCGAGGATGTGGTAGTGGCTGGGATCCTCGCCGACATAGAGGCCGACATGCCCGCCGCCGCTCCGCGTGAAGGTCATGATGGCGCCGAGGGCCGGCTGGGCAAGCTTCCGGCCGAACTTGTTGTAGTTGAGGGCGCCAAGCGGGTTGGCGGGAAGCGCTTCGCGTGGGAGGGTGAGACCAAGCACATGAGCCATGAAGAGGCCGCACCATGCGATGTCATCATCGGTGAAGAAGCTGGCCACCCAGCCACCGATGCGCTGCGCCCAGGACATGATGACGGGATTGCTGCCCTTGCCGACCTTCTCCCGCACGCCGATGAGGCGGCGGGCTTCACGCATCCAGACGGGCTCCGCCGGAATGGGCGGTGCGCGGTCGTAGACAACAAGGCCGCTGGAGCGCGTGTTCGGCGACTTGCGCAGGGCATTGACGGTGGCCGCGTCGGCAACGCCGGTGACAGGAAGCTGCTCGCTCGCCTGGAAGCGTTCGAGCGCCCGATAGAGCTCACGCCCGGCAACGCCGTCCATGGCCCCGCCATAGGCCCCATGAAGGCGAAGGCGGGTGATAAGCCATTCTTCAAATGTCTGCATGAGGGGCATATCCGAGGCGGTTGAACGTGCCCCGAACGTGCTTCAAAGAAGCACTTGCTGCGCCCCTGACATTGTCAGGCTCGACTAGAAGAGTTTTCCCTGCCGTTCGTCGCGCAGGCGCTTGCGGTTCCGGTAGGCGCTGCGCTCGTGCATGCCAGCGGCCTCCGCCGCCTTCGGTGCGGAAGCTCCCGCCTCCAGCGCGTCGACTAGGGCGCGACGCTGCATCGCCTGCTTGGCGATGGGGATCAGGATTCGCGCGCCGGTATTGCCGACGCGGTAGTGCTCGCAGATTTTCATGGCAGCTTCAAGTCCGACGAGCTGCGCAAGCCAATGGTCGTCCGTCACGCTGAAGGGCACGTAGATTGTCAGCCCGCCTTTCGCCAGGGCGAGCTTCATCGCGGCGTCGCGGCCCGCGACGCGCTCAATCTCGGCAATGACGACGGGCAAATCTGTCACGTCCGGCCTTCCTTCTCGGCAAGCTCGGACCTCTCCAGGACAACGGATGCAAGGCGATGGGCAGCTGCAAACGGCCCGACAAGGCGGGCCAGCTCGACCGCAGCCATCTCGACGGCGTTCTGCGCGCCGGAAACCGCATCCTCTGCCTTTCCGATCAATGCCTCCAGCTCGGAAATGTCGGTCGGCCTGCTGCTCATGTCCGACCCTTTGCCCGGCGTCGGATCTTGCTGCCGAAGTCGTTCATGACGACGATCCATTCCTTGTCGGTCATTTCGCGATAGCTTCCCGCGCGGCCGACCAGGTCCGTCACGACGGGCCAGAAGTCGACAGCAGCCCCGGGGCAGAGCTTCGACCACTGCGCCATGGCGATCTTGTAACCGTGCTTCAGCATGTAATCCGGGCACGGCCGCCGGTCGACGAAATCGACGCCGGCGCGGGTGAGCATCGCCTTCATACCCTCGATCACCGATTCCCCGTCGCGGTGGTGATGGATGAAGCGGACGTCCGACAAGCCCTTCACCTGCCGACCGAGGGCGAAGGCCTCGATCGCGCTGTCACGGCGGTCATCAATGACGCCGAGGTTGTAGAGGGCGATCCAGAGGGCCCGGAATTTCGGAACATACTTGCCGTCGAACGGCAGCGTCTTCATCCGGCCGTCTACGCGGGGCGGCTTTCGCGAGGCATAGCCCTCGTTCTCGAAGACCTCAAGCACGCGGCGCTGCTCGGCCTCGGTCATGTCCCTGGTCGAAGACTTCCCGACAATGTTGGCGAGCTTGGCGCGGCGGGTGTCGTCATCGAGGCCGGCGAGCTTCGCAGCGGCATGGATACGGCCAACAAGGCTCATGGCTGAT